GATAACGAAGTAGGAAAACTAAGCGGGCCCGCTGTGGGCCCACTCGTTATTTGTTAAAAAACTATAGGCGTCTTGGAATATGTGCCTGGTTTTCTAGTTTGTGACATCGCCATACGATATAGCTCAGGAAAATCTCTTTTAGCTATACGCAATATACGTGATCGTTCTCCCATAGATATTTTAGCACCTTGTGCTGCTAAACCAATAAGCGCACCAATAGCAGAACCTGCACCGCCCTTTATAAGCGCTCCGACAGCTGTCGCAGCTCCTGGTATAGTAAGGTCACCTCTAGATAATCCTTGTTTTTCTGTGATACTATCAAGAACTTCTCTGTGTTTTTTTAGTTGAGACTTTATGAAATCTCTATCGCTTGTTGTTTGCTCTAAGAACTTATCTTTCTTAGCTTCCATCTCAATATATTCTTTTGATTTCTGTTGAGCTTTATTATGATAATTTTTAAACTTGTCCGAACTATGTTGCTCGATAAATTCTGTTAAAGTTTTTTTCATTCTTGTTAGATAGTTAAGTGCTGGTTTAGAGACTCTCAAAACCTCTTTGCGATCAAAACGCTCAGTTCTCGCCGTATCACCTGAGTATATTATGCTATTTATAGATTTTAGAATATCTGATGCTTGAGACACGTTTAAATATCCACCAATTACACCATTTTCTATATCACCTACTAATGTATTAAGAACTGTTTGGTCACTAGTGCTTAATCCTGATGCAGTTTTTTTGAGTGCCATTTTTATATTAGTAAGATCGTTTAAAACTGTAGCAGCTTTTGCGCTTTCCCAACGCCCTATACTTTCTGCTTTATCATAATAATTAGTAGCTTGCTCTTTAAGCTTATCTATTTTCTCATCATATTTACGAGGAGCAGCTTCGATATTAAGCAGTTGCCGCTCTGTATTCTTTATTCTAGCTTCGGCTACTTCTTCCATTTGAGGAACGAGTTTTCTAGTTGTTTGAACTTTATCATAGATCCCTTTCGCCGTATCCACTACTTTTCCTGCGCCGACAGCTCCAAGCACTTCTCCACCTAATTCTAAGGCTTCACCTATAAGACCTGGTCCACCAATAGCTTTTCCTGCTTGGCCAAGAACATTAGCACCGACAAATGCGGGAATGTTTTCGCCCAACCAATTACCTAATCCAGTACCTGGAGGAGCCGGATTATCTCCCCCTGTGAAAAGGTTATTAAGCCAGTTTATAGCTTTATTAACTGAAGATAGGGCACCATCTTTTGCTGCCATAGCCAAAATACTTAACGGTATAGTAAAAGCTTTATCGTAAGCTTGTTCAACTCTTAAAGATTTAGGAAGTAACATATTAAATTGATTCTTCGCAACTTTATGAGAAGGTAAAACTTTATGGACAGCACTTCTGAATTCATCCGGTATTCCTAAAGCTCTCATTCCTAGATCAAGCGCATCGCCTAAAATATAACCTGATCTATACATAGCTTGCAGGTTATTAACAGTTTGCAGCCCTATACGCATTGCATCTTTAGCTAACGTAGTTTTAGGGCGTTCTTCTCCATATCCCAACTGAGAAAGATTGGTATCTCTCGTTATTTCTCCTATTGGATCTTTTTGTGTTGCTAACCTTTCTGAAAAGGTTTGCCATGCACGTTGTTTTTCTTCTATGGGAGCATTCTCTAGGCCAAGAAACTCAGGTGTTGGCATCTTACCATACATATTAAGGCCTGATTCATTAAGACCTACAGACTCTCTGCTGGATGTCGACGGCCTGCTACCTGGCTCGGTTGGCCTTTGCGATGAAGCAGGCAATGATGGAATTATATCTGCAAACGGGATATTACTTCGTATTTGACTAGGAAGAACTCTATAGGCATCTATATAATCTTGAAATTCAGGAAGACTGAGAATGCCGTTTTTTTCAATTTCTGCGAATAGTTTTTTAGTAGATTCTGTTATTTTTTGATTACCAATAATATTAGCATTATAAGGAACACTATGTTCATTAAATTGCCCAACGTACGCATTATATACATCATTATTACGTATAGACCGCACATGCTCTTTCAATAAAAAGTCGAGCATCACATCGCGACCTTCTTTTGTTTTTGTCAAATCAGGAAGTTCTTCGATGAATGCTCTTAACTGAGCATCAGTTCCACCTGGAAATATAGTTCTAAACATGCCGACTGCTGTATCTACGTTAGCCTTATATAAAGCACTATTTTTATTCACTGATCCGATAAAGTTACCAAGGCCTATAGACTTCATAAATGATGCTAAAATTTGACCTGTCAAATTTCCTTCTTGGTTTAAAAGTTTCGCATGAACTAAGTTTGATAAATTAGGAAAAGATTTCCCAGCAGCTTCTGAAAGTTCATTAGACTTCTTATCAAGTGTTGCGAATATTTGAGAACCTCTTTGATTGCCAAGCCGCCCTTGCTCGTAGGCTCCTATGCTAAGCATGCGTTGCGTTTTTATAGCTATATCTTGCCTCTGAAGATCAATTTCTATCGCCTTTTGTGCAGAATCTAATATTCTACGTTGCCCTTCAACAGAGATCATAGCCAACTGCTGTGGTGTTATTCCAGGAACTACCCGCTGTGCTGCTTGTACAGCATTCCCTATTTGTGCAGACTGTTGAGCATATTGTTGCATTGGAGCTTGATACTGAGGCTGACTGGTTTGTTGAGCATATGGTTGTTGCCCTGCCATATTACCTTGCATAGTTTGTTGTGGTATTTGCGCAGGCTGTTGTAAATATTGCCCCAACCCTTGGTTTGTGCGGCCTACTGTAGGCATTCCTAGCGATGATAATATCTGATTGATATTAGGTTGTTGTTGCGGTTGCTGCGCTCCTTGCGCTTCCATCATACCTTTGCCATCCATACTTTCTTGCTCTTGTGGTGCATACTGGTATTCTTGCTGTTGCCCGCCCATAAGCATATTGATCAACGGAGCAATTGCCTGCGCTTCAGCTAACTGCTGAGGTAATTTTAAGGCATTAAGCATCTGTTGTGTCTTAACTTTAGACATAATATCAAGGTTATGTTTTAAATATGTATCAGCAATAGGTTTAACAGCATCTGCGAGTCCCTGCGCCCAGTTCTTCTCAGGTTCTTCTCTAAATATATCCATTATAGTTCCTTACCTTTTAAAATAATTTAATAGGTTGTTGCGGAGACAATCCTGGAAGAGGACCTCCGGCATTAAACTGTCCCTGTTGTCCTTGTTGGCCTTGTAGCAATTTCAGTATCTCAGGCAATGAACTGAGTGCCGCCATAGGGTTTCCGGTATATATACCGACTGCCGCATTTATTAAAGCAGGTAATACCTGCATAAACTGGCTTTGTTGCGGTGGAGTGTAGCTATACTGGAACTGTGGTTGCATACCTTGGTTAAGCATACCCATTAACTGGTTCTGTCTATTCCAGTAGTTCTGATAACCAAGCTGTGCAAGATCGCTTTGATAACCACGCTGTGCTTGGCCCATAGCATTCTCCATAGCGCTACTTGAACCGAGACCCATACCGCCGAGCTGAGCTGCCATGGTAGGCATCAATTCGTTCTTATAACGATCGGTAATAGCTCCTGCTATACGGTCTATATCAGGAGTCTGTTGCATTCCGGTCCAGGCAGTTTGTGCGGCATTCTGGGCTATAGCCTGTTGCCAAGGTGACATGGTAGGCAATTGGTTATAATATCCAGGAGTAGAAGAAAAGAAATTTCTTAAACTATCAGCAATGCTTGTTGATTGCGGTGGATTGTACGGTTGTACGTTGGTATTTATGTAAGGCATTTGGTACCCTTTTCTATAGTGATATCGATATCAAGATAAGTGTAAGAAAAGGAGTTCGATTATGCCAAGTTCAGAGATTACAGATCAAGGTAACTTTATAACAACGTTACCGAACTTCAATCTTGAAGGCATGGACATCAATAGTCCTGAGTTTAGGCAATTTATTGTTATTCTGACCAACACAGTTAATGATATATGCATGGCTATCAACGACAAAGAAGCCGGATATTTCTCTACATATGAATTTTTAACAGGCAAAAGATTATATCCTGACCCTGCGTTGAATGCTTACACAGAAGAACAACCTTACAGGGCAGGAATATTCCGTAAATGCTTCAGGTACACAACACCATTACCTAATGCTGCCGCTGTTCCCGTAGCTCATGGCCTTGCTATGGATGCGAACTGGAAGGTCATTGACTTGTGGGGCACCACGTTCGACAGTACAGCTCATCAATGGCTTAAACTACCTTTTGCAGGTTCTGGAGATGATGCAATAGATCTCTATGCAGACTTTACCCATATCTATATTAAGACCCAATCCAATAGAAATTCCTGTACATTTACTAATCTTGTCATTGAATATACCAAGTCTTAGTCTATAGGGTTATGTGTAGTTGGCATAGCATAGATGACCATAGCTTCCATAACGAACCCGTTGAATGCAGTTGCAACATCTAACATCTCAGCTTTGGAGTAATACAGTGCTATAGCAACAGAATTGCCCTGTATATTCAGATATGCTGTACGCCATATACTGTCCTGCGTTTCAGGAATATATCCGACCTCGGTAGAGTAAAGTGGTATCTTAGAAGTTCCATAGAATGCATTATTAGCTATAGCATCTGTTATCACGTTTATGAAGCCATATGACGGCATACATCCAACTGTTATAACTCCATCAGGGTTTTGAGCTACAAGACATGCTATCTTGTTAATAGCCATACCTCTATTATCTTTGATATAGAAGTTAAATGGCTTTGTAGTAAGTTCTATAGCAGATACAAGTTGAACGTTCCCTCCGCCTTTATAGGTCCCTGTAATAGGCAGACTTCCCGGTTCAGGATATAAAAGGAGCGTATCTTTATCTACAGCAGTTACTCGTCGAATAGACCTATTGATATTATTCAGCCCGATACAATCGCTTATATAGACATAGGTTTCTGTACGAATATTATGGTCGATAACCGTGAACGTATTGGTAACATTATTATAGTTACTTATTGATAAAGACTTAGCGTTTCTTCCTATTGTAGGATCTACTAAAAATGTCCAACCTTGTTGATTGCCTGCTATCACCAGCCGTGGATGCTTCTGTAGCATAGGATCGTACCAACGGGCTGAAGATGTAGCCCATGTTTCGTCCATTGACGCCCATGTTCTCAGTGTCTGTTCTTCCCAGTGCCCAAAACAAGTAATGCTATCATCAAATACGGCCCACGATTGGTTTTTATAGTTATACAATAGAATCTTATTCGGGAACTTCTCTCCGTCTGCTATAGCGCCTATTGATTCGTTTACAGACCAGTATATTGTTTCTAGCTGATAATCACGCACTCCATAGAAATATGCAGTCTGATCTGTTTCATTGTACAGACGGTATATAAGATCAGGGATATCGTTATCTATACGCTCTACAACGTTCCCGTTACTAGCATGGATCCCTGTAGCACCGATACCAATGCAGTTTTTATCAAGAAATACCATAGAGAACTGGCTATGAGCACCAAGATCAGTATTGATAGAATGTGGCTGAAATGGCGCTATATCATTATTAGTAAATACAACTTGCCAGGTGCTATTATTACAATACAGTAAGATTCTATCATTCAATATAGAGGCAGAAACTATAGCCTGTTTTGTAGGGAGATCGAGATATCCTGCTGTTTTAACAAGATCTGAGCGCCATGCATCATCATGCGTTGGATCTCCGAACCATGACCAGCGGATCCTGTTAGAATATACTTGTCCGTCTTCTATCGTATTGATTGCAAACAATCGGCCTTTATAGGTAAGAAGAATTCTACAATTATCGAGATGTGGAGCTGCTGCCCCTCCTGGACCAAGTTCAGGCCAAAGATCATGCCATGTTCCGTTCCAGAATTGAATATGATCCTCTTCTACATTATTGGCTACGAACAAAGTATCTTGATAGAGATGAGTGTCATACCAGTTACACCAGCTATAATAATCCTGGTCAGTCCCTGTCCACGTTTTAGTACCCAGACGGGTCCAACCCAGAGCTGTATCATATTGGTAGGCAAACTGTCTGTCGAAGGCAAATGTCTGGTTGTTATTAGCTCCTTGGTGCTCATAGGTAGCAAAACCCAATACAGGCATAGCGGGGAAGAACCAGACACGCATACCAGGTAGCCCATTAAGAATAAAATCACCTGTTGTTGTGTCAAAGTTCCCGTAGTAAGGGTTCCAATGGACATCGGTATTCGGGTGAGAACCGGTTATTACATAGGCTCCTGTAGTGACATTAAACGTAGCTGTACCGATACCTCCTGCACTCACACCCATAGGTTGCGGTCCCGGAACTTCTGATATAATAGTAAATATTGTT